CTAAGTAATAAAGCACCTTTATTAAAAGATCATGATCCTGCTCAACAGATTGGAGTCGTTGAAAACGCATATCTCGATAATCAGCGTGGAAAGTTGATGTCTAGTGTACGCTTTGGAAGGGGTGCATTAGCATCGGGGATATTTAACGATGTCAAAGACGGTATCAGAACACAAGTGTCGATAGGATACCAAATCAACCCAGATAGTATGGTCAAATCAGAAACTACTGATGAAGTCCGCATAACCGATTGGATGCCAATGGAAGTTAGCATTGTATCTATGGGTGCAGATCAGACTGTAGGTTTTGGACGTTCACTATCATTAAATCAACAAACAAAAACTGAAAATACAAAGGAGGTCATTATGACTGAAGAAACTAAATCAGTAGATGTTGAAGAACAAGTAAGGGTAAAGACAGACGAAATTCTTGCTAAAAGAGAAAAAGAAATCGCTGAAATTATCGAGCTTGGTGCTAGACATCAACAACAAGAATTGGCGCGTGAGTGCATTAGAGATGGTAAAGATCTATCATCTTTTAGAGGTGAGTTATTAAATCACATCGAAAACAAACCATTAGAAAGTCAAGAAATTGGTCTTACTGAAACTGAAGCTAGAGAGTTTAGCATTGTAAAAATGGCTAAACATCAAGCAGGTATGCAAGTAGATGCAGACTTTGAAATTGAAGCATCAAGATCATACGCTAAGAAACTCGGTAGAGAACCAAAAGGATTTTTTGTACCTGAAGATGTAACTAACTCATGGGGTAAAAGAACCATGAATACAACTAATAGTGCAGGTGTAGTATATGATGAAAAGCAATACGGTAATTTAATCGATGCTTTAACACCATTCAGCACAGTTCTACAAGCTAATCCAACAGTGCTTTCTAACAATACAGGTAACATAACAATTCCAAGAGTTTCAGCTTTATCAAACTCTGGATGGGTAACTGAAGGCAATGATGTTTCTGCATCAGATCCAACAATCGATACTGTTACTTTGTCAGAAAAAACTAACGGTGCTTTTACAGACCTTACAAGAACCTTATTACAAAACACAGACGGCTTTAGCGTAGAAAATATGGTTAGAAATAACCTTCTTAGAGCTATGGGTGTAACTTGGGATCAGGCTTCTGTAAGTGGTACAGGCGCAGGTGGACAACCTACAGGCATTGAAAATACAGCAGGTGTTAACTCAACTGCTTTCGGTGTAGCAGGAGCTCCAACTTTTGCAGAGCTTATTGCAATGCAAACAGCTATCTTTAATGATAACTCAACATTAGATAGTAACTCAGTTAGATACATAACTACTCCTGCACTTTATGGCTATGGTAAATCCTTAGCTACTAATGGAGCAGGTTCTCCTGTAGCAATCAGAGACGATTTCCTAGACGGACATCAAGTATTAATCTCAAGTCAAGTTACAGCTAATACTGTAATCCTTGGTGATTTCTCTGAGTTTATAGTTGCTACTTGGGGTGGGTTAGACATTCAAAGTGATCCTTATGCACTAGCAACATCAGGTGGCTTAAGACTAATCGCATTATCATCAGTTGATTATGCAGTTAAGCATCCTGTTAGCTTCTGTGTATCAGCTTAATGCTAACTTATAAGTCTTTTAATGGAGCAGGTGAGGAGCAATCCTCACCTGTAAAAACTATGAAAATAAAACTAAATAGAGATATGCGCATTGAAGGTCAGCATACTACAGCAGGTTCTACTGTTGAGCTTAATGATAAGGATGCCAGATATTTAATCGCAAACAAATTAGCAAGTGAAACCACAGCTAAACCTAAAACTAAAAAATCTAATAAATCAGTTGGTTTAGATAAGTCTGATGCCAAAGTAGGTACTCGAGATGAAAGTTAAACTTATAAAATCATTAACTGTTGATGGTAGTAAAGCCAAAAAAGGTGATGTGTTAGATGCAAGTCCTAAAGTTGTTGAGAAACTAATTTTAAGAGGTTATGCAACAACTGAATTAGATCAAACTGTAACACCAGATGAATCTGTAAAAGAAGAAAAAAATGCCGATAAATCTGTCTAATGATGCCTTTTTTAATACAGAAGATTTTGCTGTAATTTGCAGGTGGACTGTTAGTACAACTAGCGACACTTACCAAGTCAAAGCTGTATTTGATAACCAATTCTTTGAAGCTTTTGATGAGTTTGGTAGTCCTGTGAGTACAAGTTCACCTGTTATTTATATGAAGACTGATGATCTACCGACAGGTCATAATGAGGATGACAATATTGTCATACCCATAACAACAAACAATATTACTTCTGACACAACTTACAAAGCCAAAGTTATAGAAAATGATGGCATGGGAGTTGCAACAATTAGACTGCAAAAACAATGACTCATGTAAGACAACAAATCAGAGAGCAAGTTGTAACTTTGTGTACAGGTTTAACAACTACAGGCGCAAGGGTATTTGATACAAGATTATACAATCTTGATCCTAGTGAAAATTTACCAGGCCTAGTAATTACAACTCAAAATGAAAGCTCAACAAAAAGCACAATAAGTCCATCAATATATGAAAGAGAATTAGATGTTATGATCGAGGGTTATGCTCAAGCAAATAACAATATCGAGGACACCTTAGATACCATATCAAAAGAAGTAGAGGATGCCATGGGCTCAGATCCTACTCTTAGTGGTAAGGCAGTCGATAGCGATTTAACATCAACCGAGATTGAGTTTACCTCAATGGGAGAATCACCAATTGGGATTCTCCGACTAAACTATAGAGTCTTATATATGACTCTATCAACAAATGCTTCAACACCACAGTAATTAGGAGAATAAAAAATGGCATTTTATACAGGCACTATTGCCAAAATCAAACTTGGTGGATCAAGTTCACCAACAGATGTTTTGGGTCAATGCACATCTTATAGTCTTGAAAAAACAATCGAAAATGTCGATGTATCATCTATAGGATCTACATTTAAACAATTTACATCAGCACAAGAAACTTGGAACGCTACCTTAGAGCTTTCTTACGATCATACAGACACAGCTCAAGCTTCAATATTAACAAATGCGCAGGGTGATGCTTCTGCTGTTTATGTTGATTTTTATTATGAAGGCGACACATCAACTGATAAATATTTTTCAGGTCAAGGCTTTATAACAAGTGTATCTTGGTCTCAAGATCCAAATACACCAATTACAGCATCCGTTTCTATACAAGGAACATCAGCTCTAACAGAAGCTACCGTACCATAGAAACATGAATATAAGTGAACGCTTAAAGCAAATGCAAAGCGACCAGGAGAGATATCCTTTAGCTTTGCCAGGCCTAGGCGAGGACGGAAGCGACCTCGTTGTTTACTTTAACAAATTGACTGTAAGAGAGGATGAAAAACTTAGAAAGAAACATCCAACATTTTACAAAGCAATGACAGATGGAGACATACCATCATTTAGTGCAATGGTAGATCTAATAATCCTTAAATGTAAGGATGAGGAGGGTAATTCAATCTTTGCACAAGCTGACTCTATGTATTTATTAAATCAAGATGTTGGCTATATAACAGGTATTGCAACAGCAATGTTAGAGAAGCTGTTTGATATACCAACTGTGGAAACTATTGAGGGAAACTAAAAAGCGATCAAGAATTGTATATGCAATACTTGGTCGCTGATCGGTTACATACAACAGTTGAAACAGTCAAATCAATGTCCATAGAAGAGTTCCAAACTTGGATAGCCTACTTATCAATCGAAAATAAGAGAATAAAAGAAAATGGTTAATAGACTAGAGACGCAGATTAGTGCGACAGATAAAACTAAACGAGCTTTTGCTTCTTTCAATAGTAGCATGGAAAGATCCCGAAGAAGGATGCAAGGTCTTAGCGTAGCACTTGGTGGCTTTTTATCTCTTGCAGGTGCTATACGATTAGGTCAACTTACAAATGATGCTGTTAAGTTTGGTTCTGAGATAGCAATAGCTTCTGATAAAATAGGAGTGTCAGCAGATAGTTTACAAGCTTTGAGACTAGCAGGTGAGCAATTCTCTAATGTGCAATCATCAACTGTTGATATGGCACTGCAAAGATTTTCCAGAAGATTAGGTGAAGCAGATCAGGGTACAGGTGAGCTAAAAGATACTTTAATACAGCTAGGTATTAGTACAAGAAATGCTGATGGTTCTGTAAAATCAGTAGAGCAAGCATTATTTGAATATGCAGACGCTATAAAAAATGCAGAAAGCGATCAAGAAAAACTCAGGTTATCATTTAAAGGTTTTGACTCTGAGGGTGCTGTATTAAAAACAACATTAGATCAAGGCTCAGAAGCCTTAAAAAAACTAATGATGCAGTCTCAACAAACAGGCGCAGTTATGTCTGGTACAATGTCTGCAAAAGCTAAAGAGCTTAACGAAGCTTTTAGATTACAAACATCAATAATTAATACACAATTAAAAGAAGCCTTCTTATCATTAGCACCAATTGTTTTATCGGTTCTTACAGTTGTTAGTAATGTTGCTAAACAAGTTAATGAGATATTTAAAAGTGATTTAGATAAATTTAAAGAATCTATTGCTGATGATAGTCCTTTAAGATTGCAAGAGAGATTAAATGAATTAAAAGAAGAAGAAATAGACATTAATAAAAAACTTGAAACAATGATCTATAAAAAAGGTGAAAGAAGAATAGCTGAAATCACTAAAGAGAGAGAAGCAATACAATCTCTTATCCAAGCACAAACACAACAGGCAAACAGTTTTGTTAATGAAGCTAATGGTGTAAATCATCTAGTTAATGCCTTTAAAAACTTAAACAACCAACAGACATTAGTTCAAAAGCAAGCCAAACAATTTGCTACAAAATTTCAAACAGGTTTAGTCCAGGC